ATTTTCGGTTTCCCCACGGTCGGCGGGGGAGGGGGGTCGCGCGCGTCGCGAAACGCTACACCTCGCCCGTCCGCGATCGTCAACCTGTCGCAGAATGCGGCACAAAGGACACGGAATGACGCCTTACAGCGAGAATGACGGCGCGGCGATCTATCAAGGCGACTGCCTCGAGGTTCTGCGCGGAATGCCAGCCGATAGCATGGACGCAATCGTGACGGATCCGCCCTACGGCCTCTCGTTCATGGGCAAGCGTTGGGACTATGACGTGCCCGCTGTGGACATCTGGCGTGAATGCCTCCGCGTCTTGAAACCGGGCGGGCATCTTCTCGCCTTCGCTGGGACTCGCACACAGCACCGCATGGCCTGCAACATCGAGGACGCTGGTTTCGACATCCGCGACATGATCGCTTGGGTCTATGGCAGCGGGTTCCCCAAGTCCCTGGACGTGTCGAAGGCGATCGACAAGGCTGGCGGGATGTCCCCTAAGAAGCAATCCAAAGAATTGAAGAAGCGGCGGCTTGCAGCGAACCTGTCCCGTGAAGAAGTAGCGGAGGCGGTGGGCTGCACTCTGGCGAGCGTGCATGATTGGGAAGAAGGTAGAGCCAGGAGGGTTGGCGCTGCTGTCGAGTACATCACGCCCAGCGCAGAGTACCGGGAGATGCTGGCCGACTTGCTAGGATACAGCGAGGATCTCCGGCTGGCCATAGGTCTTGCCCTAGACCGCAGGGGAGACGGCTCCGTGTGTGATCTGGGGCATAGCGGCGTGCTCTACGCAGGAGATCAATCCACTACCGCCCGCAAATGGCAAGGCTGGGGCACGGCACTCAAGCCAGCCCTAGAGCCGATCACCGTGGCCCGCAAGCCGCTGTCGGGCACCGTTGCGGCGAATGTGCTGGAGCATGGGACTGGGGCGATCAATGTGGACGGGTGCCGGGTGGGGACTGATCTCGTCAGAACGTCCCCGCGTTCTGACGAGTTGCACGCTGATAGCAATTCGCTCGGAACTTGCTGGAGCGGCGTTGTGGACGAAGCGCCACGCAGCGGTCGCTGGCCGAGTAACCTGATCCACGACGGCAGCGAGGAGGTGGTGGGGCTGTTTCCGGAGACGGGGGCAACTCCTGCGACATATAGGCGCAGCGTGAGGGCAGAAGGGTCATGGCTGCATTCAAAGGAAGCGGGTACCGTACAAAAGGGACACGGGGACAAAGGTTCCGCCGCCCGCTTCTTCTACTGCGCCAAGGCAAGCCGCAAGGAACGCGAGGCGGGGCTTGAATCCCTCGCCGCCGTCACCGGTGCCGAAGCCTGCGACCGCAAAGAAGGGACAGCGGGCCTCGACAATCCAAGAGCAGGAGCAGGGCGCACGGCGTCAACGGTCAAGAATTCCCATCCGACCGTGAAGCCAATCGCCCTCATGCGCTACCTAGTGCGCCTCGTGACACCACCGGGCGGGATGGTGCTGGATCCGTTCTGTGGCAGCGGCACGACCCTAGCGGCTGCGGCGTTGGAAGGGTTCAGGGCAACGGGCATCGAGCGAGATCCAGCCTATTGCGAGATCGCAAGCAAGCGAGTTGAACACTGGACGCCAGAGGCCGAGACCGAGGACCCGCCCGCGCCGCCGAAGGGTCTGCTACTCTAGCCTCATTTGACCATCGGCCTCTGTCGCGTTATGCTACACGCAGGAGGCCCGATGGCATCAACTCGCCCCACAGCCGACGAATACAACACCGCAGAGGCGCTCGCCCTCGCTGAGATCATCCGCCGCCTCGAGGATCCCGAGAACATCGCAGACATGAGCATGGGCGAACTCTCGCAGACCATGTTCGCGCTAAAATCGTCCCGTGAATCGCCGGAACTAATGCGACTCAAACGTCAGGCCGAAGCGCTGAAGAAGAGGTTCGGAGATGGCAAGACAGGCAAAAAGAAAGCGCACCGATGGCAGACAGGGACCAGGAAGCCGAAAGCCAGGCGACAAGAACCGGACCCGGAAGCCCGCGGCGACGCCTGAGACCTCGACGCCAGAGATCGCGCCCGACCTAGCCGAATGGATGGCGGTCTGCCTCGACAATCAGGATGACGTTGTCGCTGATATCTTCCGCACCATCCCCGCCGATCCCGCCGCAAGATTCAGTTACATGGAGCGGATGCTTATGGCCAAGGGCATCTGGGTAGACCTCGCCGTATCCTCTGGCGTTATGGACATGGAGACGGCGATCAAGACGCAGCGCGAGCAGTTCCTCGCCGCCGCGCAGTTGACCCGCCTGTCTCGTGATGCGCTGGGGACTTCGGAGTTCGACGCGGTCCAGGGCCACATGGCGCAACCCGGCAAGCATGAGGTGATGACCGACCCTGACGGCAAGGTGCATCTGCGGTTGGTGACGCTGGAAGAAAAGCCGAGTGACTGACGCCCGCAGAATAGCCGAAGCCTACATCATCCCGCCGCCGATGATGGTAGACGGGAAACTCGTCGCTGAGATCATGCCACACCAGCGCAAGGCCCTAGACACAGACGCCCGATTCAAATTCCCTCGCTGGGGCCGTGGTGGCGGCAAGACCGTCTACGGGATCACGGAGCTCCTGACGCAAGCAATCCGCTGGCCCGGGGAGATCGGGTTCATCATCGCTCAGACTGGCCCGATCCTTGAGAAGTGGCGGGTGGGCAAGCTAGAGCCGTACCTACGATGGTTTGAGCAAGTCAACGGGTTCCGCTTGGAGCGTCGCTACCGTAGGACCCCCTTTCCCCGCTACGAGTTGATCACTGGCGGCGAGTGGTGGCTGTTCCCCAGCGACAGCCCAGACAAGATCCCAGGCCCTGACTACGCTTACGGCATCATTGAGGAGGCGTCTACCTGCCTGAACCAACAGGCGATCTGGGAGGTGCTGCTGCCCACGTTCCGCTCGCGCCCCGAGTTCGTGCTTGTGCTGCCGACCACGCCGCGGCCAGAGTCGTTCCTTGTCCAACACTGCTTGCAGCGTATCCGCGAGGGTGACGAAGACTTCTGGAGCGAGAAGCAGACCTCGTACGTCAACACGTTCCTCGACCCTGCGTTCTGGGAGATGTACAGAAAGAACGTCTCGTCTGAGATATTCAAGCAAGAGATCGAGGCCGAGATGGTGCAGGTCGAGGGCGCCGTCTACGGGCGTTCATTCCTTGCCGACGTGTGCAGCGGTGACTTGAAGGGCGGGAACATCATCAACTTCGATCCCGAGCGCACCACGAAGCGCAAGCCGAACCAGTATTCGCTGATTGGTGGCGTCGACTGGGGCAGCAAGGCAACGCACTTCGTCGCCATCGTCCGTGACCGCGTGAACGATATCGACATTATCGCTGACGAGTTGTGCCTTGACGACATGAGCATTGAGCAGGCGACCCACGCGATCGCCCAACGGATCAGGGAATGCCCCGAGCGTCTCGGCCTGGAGATGAACTCGTGCTGGACCGACCCCCGTGGCCGCGAGTGGAACACAATGCTACGGCGCAAGGTGCCCGGTACGTGCCGTGTAATGTACACGTTCAAGCCCGAGTTCACGGACATCGCAACCGGCGTGGAGATTATCCAGCGTCGCATCGAGTCGGCGGCTGGCGAGCGGAAGCTATTCGTAGCGAAGGCCCTGCTTGCAGAGGAACAGAGCCAGCCGGGTGGGCGCGGCGTGTTCCAGGGGCTAAAGGGTGGATACCGCTACGCCAAGATCATGGCATCGGGTGCGTTCAGGCCCGACCCGCTGAAGGATGGCTTTTACGACCACGCCATGGATTGTCTGCGTTATCCGATGATCAACACCTACTATTCGACGATCTACAAGCCGTAACGGAGGGACCGTGCCCAAAGTCATCAACGCCGAATGTTTGCAGGCTATGGCAGAGATGGCAGACAATAGCGTCGACGCCATCATCACCGACCCGCCATACTTCAAGGTCAAGAACGAGGCATGGGATCAGCAATGGGACAAGCCCAATCAATTCATAGCGTGGATCGGTAAACTCTGCGAGGAGTGGCAACGCATCTTGAAGCCCAACGGATCGCTATACGTCTTCGCCTCGCCGAAGATGTCTGCCCGTGTCGAGGTCGAGATCGGGCGATGGTTCAACGTGCTGAACTGTGCCAGATGGACCAAGGCGGCGGGGTGGCACAACAAGACAGTCCCAGAAGACCTGCGGTCGTTTTTGTCGCCGTGGGAGTCAATCATCTTCGCTGAACACTTCAGCGCCGACAACATGGCGAAGGGCGAGGCTGGCTACGTTGCCAAGTGTGACGAATTGCGCGGGTTCATCTTCGAGCCGCTGCGGGCGTATCTGGACGGTGAGCGCGGTCGGGCGGGGTGGACGACGCGCCGTGTCGCCGAAGAATACCAAAAGAAGACGGGCAGCCGCACCGTGACCGGAATGGCTGGCCACTGGTTCGGCGCTGTCCAGTGGGCACTGCCTACCGAGGAAAATTACAACTGGCTGCGCGCCCTGTTCAACGCCAGCGACGGCGACTACCTGCGGCGAGAGTACGACTACCTGCGGCGAGAGTACGAAGACCTGCGGCGTCCGTTCTCGGTGACGGCAGACGTGCCGTATACTGACGTTTGGGACTTCAAGACGGTGGCGCACTATCCAGGCAAGCACCCCTGCGAGAAGCCCGCCGCGCTCATGGAGCATATCGTCAGCGCGTCCACGCGTCCCGGCGCAGTGGTTCTTGACTGCTTCATGGGCACAGGGTCGACCGGCATCGCCTGCCAGAAACTAGGGCGAGAATTCATCGGGATCGAGATGTCTCCAGAGTACTGCACCACAGCATCAAAGCGCCTCGCCGTCAAGCATCTGTTCTAAACCGGTGCAAACCGTTTCATTCTGTCGCTTGACCTCTTCGTCGTGTAGCGTTATGCTACAGTCGAGCGCGAGGAGTGTTGCGATATGCGTCACCTTTGGGAAGAACAGACCACCGCCGCTATCGAGCAAACCCTCCGCGAAGTCAAGGAGGCCGTCCTCCGCAACTACCAAGGCCACGTCTCCGAACTAATCGGCTTCCACGACGGCGACCACGCCTCGTACATGGCCGGAGACACCAAGAGCCGCGGCGAAGACCTGACGCTCACCGACCTCTCCGGCCCGAACTGCTACTTCCAGCGGTTCTTCCCGCGCAACTGGGACAACGGCGACGGCGGCATGGTCCCGCAGTACATGCCGTACCTCACCCGCACCACGGCGATCAGGGCTACGCTCTTCCACCGGCACCCCTCGCAGACCCTCGTGGACAGCACGGGCACGGCAGACGAGGAGCAGACGAAGCGCTGGAATGATATCATGCGTGCGGCTCGTAGCACGTCCAGGGACAAGCGTCTAAACAAGCGGGTCGAACTCCTCAACACCGCATTCTCTTACGTCCGCTGGGACGGCAACCGCGTAGAACTCGACGTGATTACCCCCGACAACGTAGAGGTCTACCCAGATCGTGACTTCCCCGCCGATCTGGATAAGGCCCGCATGATCAGGCATCGCCTCCCCTCGTTGCTTGATTGTGCGGAGCCTTACGCGGAACGCTGGCTAGTCTGGGAACGCATCCCCGGTGCGACCTCTGCGCTTGACGAGTGGGGCGTCTACGTAGTGGACAACGGCTGGCAGATCCAGGACAACCCGTTCTTCCCCGACAACGTCAACCCGTATCGAATGTTCCCGTATGTCGTATTCAATGGCGAGGAACAGCAGGATCGTATCTTCCAGCAGATCGACGATACGCTCCTGACGGCTCAGGTTGGGATCGACATCCTCGCTACTTGGTTCCATGACCAGATGCCGGACAGCCTGAACGTATTCAAGACCGCTGACGGGAACCCGAAGGACCTCCCCCGCGGTCGCAACTTCGGGATCAACCTAGAGCCGCAGGACGACTACTCGTACCACGAGATGCCGATGGACGCGGCATCCATGAAGACGTACCTTGAGATGTTCTTGAAGGCCCACGCCGCGCTTCATGGGCTGACTCCGGATGTCTTCTCGCTGGAGTCGGAAGCGTTCACCCAGGCGCTCACTGGTCTTGCCGCACAGACGGACCGCTGGGACGTGCAGGAGGTCCGCGAGGACCGAGAGCCGTACTGGGAGTACAAGCTTGACTTGCGGCGCGGCAAGGTCGTTGCGATCCACAACCACCACGCCCCGGCGTCTCAGCGCATCAACCCCGACCTCCGGCTTGAAGTCGAGTGGGCGCAGCCGTCCGCGCCGGTGGATCCGCAGAGCCAGGCGCAGACGCGGGCCACGAACATCGAGCGCGGCATCGCCTCCCCCGTCGACTACATCATGGAAGATCACAACCTGACCACCCGCGAGAATGCGATGGAGAAGGCCAGGGAGATCGCCAGAGAGATCGACGAACTCGCCGCACTCAGGAGCGGTGAAGGCATCACCGAAGGCGGCGACGATGGCGTTTGAGACCTTCGACATCGTCAACGCCCCGACTGACGCCCAGATCAACCG